CATTCAAAAATCCAAGTGCCATTTTACTTTTCCTTTGTTTTGCCTTCCGCTTGATTGCTTTCGGCTCGTTACGACAGAACAGTTGCATCGCTCATGTCGATGAACGCATTCTGCCTTGTTATCACGCCCCCGTTGATGCACTTCATCGTATCGGTTGCGTGAACTCGCATGGCGACAACGATACCATCGCTGGGTCGCCATATTGTCTTGTACAGTACCTTTTTGTCGGGCACTAAGTGCAGTATGCCGATGAACGGGACCTGCAACCCGCGCGCAACATCAATGCAAGCCATTATCTTATCCGCCGTTACAAGCCACTCTGACTTGAAGTCGAGAGTGAACTTCTCCAGCGTCATCTTCCTGCACTTTATTTCATACACGGCCTTGATCGTGCCATCGACGACAACAATACCGTCAACACGCGCAGGGCGATCCTTCGGCGTTTCTAGCAACCGAGATGTGCTGTTGCGATGCCACACCTCCATCGCCTCGCCTTCCCATTCGCGACTCTCAGCGCCAAGCCGTGTAAGAATATCCATCACATTGCCTTCCACCACGCCATGAGCGCAGCATCTGCTCTGCCGTCATCTTTCTTCCGCGCAAACATCTGCGCATAGGCGGGGAACAATTCAGCAGCACGCTGCCGGTTTGCATCCTTACCTCCACGGGCATTGACGGCCCTCTGCCAAACAACGGGCGCGACGTAAGTGAGGGGCAACGCAAGGCACCCGATAACACCCTCGACCATTCCAACGCCGCGCCCGAACTGGAACATGCTACTGACACCCTGTCCGGGCATAGCCCCGACACGCTCCAACACAACCTCGCTCGGCATCCGCGCCTTGATGAGAGCAGCCAGCATCTGCGGGCTGATCTCCTTCTTCAGCTTGTTGCCGCGCTTGACCTCAACGACTGGCGTGTCGATGATGTCGAGCGTGCCGGATTCCGTCGAGAAGAACGCGAGTGCGCCCGAAGCGCCGGGGTCAATAGCAAGTATCATCTACAACACACGATCTCTGCGATGACGCTGTAGCACCCGTGAGGTGCCAGCATCTCGGTGATGCGGCAGCCGCTGGTCCACACCGTGCCGATTTCGTGATACGGAGCGTAAAAACAGATCACTGACATTTTTTGTCCATGCTCCTCAGTATCTCGACATACGATGCAGCCGCGCGAAACAGATGATCTGACAGCCCCTCTAGCGCATCGTTTAGCGCTTTAGGGTCTTTGCCAATCTGCTGCGCAAGGATGTACCCCGCGCTATCGACAAGTGTCTCTACAATGTCTGCGCTGTCATACGGATCGTTACGACAAGCAAACGCAGTGCGATTGATTTCGTCCTCAAGATGCTCTTTCATCCTCATGATATGTCCTCGTCGATTGCCCATGCTGGTAAACTTATTTCCATTGCGCCGTCTGTGTAGTTCTTGTGCTGCTCCGCTTCGCCAAGGTTCGCAAATCTCTCTGCCGCACGAGCCATGTCGCGCAAGCCTTGGTTTAGGGACCGCTTCGTGAGCGTGTATATCCCGCAGGAATATGGCGGTGCGCTCTCAACAGCCAAGAACACGAAATTCATGGGGTCGAGATCAACGCCAGCAAGGCGCTTGCGACCGACAAGATAGTGCGCGGCTTGGATGTGGTACTGGAAGTTGGCGATCTGCTTGGCAAAGCCAGCAGGGCTCGCGTCTTGGCACGTCTTCACATCGTAGATCACATCCTTAGCGATGTAGTCCACCCGCGCCTTACACTGCACGCCGTACTGCTCCCACAGCATCGTGGTCTCAGCCTTGCCTTTGGTGACGTGCTGCTTGAAGAACGGATGGCCGCGCAGGCTGTCACTAATGCCTTTGGCCTTCTCGTACTCGTATTCGTCTATGACGATCTTACCAGCAGAGGCGGCTTCAAATTCTTCACGCGCCTGCTTGCCGAACTTGGTCCGCATGTCAAACTTGGGCGCGACAGAAACCTCTGCCTCAAACTTATCCGGCTCCAAAACCATTGTGTGCACAACGGTTCCAAGGATCATAGCCTTGCTAGGGGCTCCGGACGAGCGTGATGCTAGATAGTGAGCGGGAGTTTTTAGGAGCTGCTTCGCCCCCGAAGCCGACAGCGCCTCGATGCTGTGGTATTCGGGCGCAGGCATATCATCAATAATCTTGTTTATCATTCGGCTTTGCCTTCCTTGCTTTTTGCCGCTGAAACGGACTTTCAGTACTCACTCTAGCAGGTCTGAACTCGCCGCACCAGTGCGTCTTTATAACGCGCTGCTGCTGGGGGTAACGCCGACACTGTAAAATCGGCGCACCTTCATCGAATGCAAATTTGCATGTGTTGCAATGCTCCATTTTGTCCTTCCTTTTCTCCCGTATCCCCCGGCTCGCGCCGGGGGATCGGTCCGGGGAGACTACAAACGGGCTCAATGGTCAGTTGAGCCGTCTGTTTACCGCTTTCTGCGGTATCGACGCACCTTGCGACGATTTCGTTTGCACCCCTTATGGAAGCGGGTCTCCCAGCCACCATACGAGATGTGAATGTGATTATGCCCAGTGCAGCGCGAGTATGTCCCGACACCGAAACCCTTCCGCCGCGCTTTGCTTACGATACCCCGTTTCCAGCGAACGTCAACAGCGCCGCGCCTACCATCGCAGAAGCTATGCAGTGAGCGGTGTCTCGTTCCGGCTATACGTGCTCCTCGACGGTACGCGCTAATAACCTTTAGCTTGTTCTCTGCGACAAATTGTCGCAGAGGACTGGGGGTACAACTCTTGGCGCTAGCAGGGCTAGCGACAAGAAGTGCGGCGAATATCTTCTCAAGCATTGTGGCCAGCGCTGCGCAGCGCAGCCTGCCCCAACGGCGTGTCAGCAAGCATACCAAGCGCTGCCATATAGGTGTCTAGCAGCTCTTGCTCTTGGCGGATGTCTTCGGGGTCTTTCTTGCGCATGGCCAGCAGCTTTTTGATGATCTTCACATCAAAGCCTACGCTCTTGGCTTCCAGCAGCACGTCCTTCACATCTTCCGCTAGCGATGCTCGCTGATCTTCAATGCGCTCAATACGCTCAACTATTTCCTTCAGCTGGTTGTTCGTCATCTTCCATTTCCTTCACGATTAATGCTGCATATCCAGCGATGTCTTGCCAGTGGTCGATAAAATCGCTGTCACCACTCAAGATGCGGCCAATCTTATTGGCTATCATCTCAAGGGATTCCCTCTGCTCTGCCTTTAGGTACTTCCAGTTAACGCCGATCTGCATCGTCATCTTGATGCCTTGGCTGACGCTGCACACCTCACTGTAGAGCCCGTGCGTACCTTCACGCTGCTGTAGTATTTCTGTTACGTTTTCGGCCATTGTAACTCCTTATACCCGATAAAACTGTTGTGTGGTCCTTGTTGAACAGTCTGCCGATCTGCGGCAGGCTGTAGCCAGCCTGTTGCAGATCGTTCCAAATCTCGAACCGCACCTCGCAAACTTTTTGCTTGCGCGATTTTCCAAGAATTTCCGTCCAATGATAGCCGTACTTCACAAGGGCTCTCGCCACGATGGCCTTCATCTTGAAGGGGGCGACCATCCCCTTGACGCAGCTTGGCAGTTTTATCTGCATCGCCTCGTTAGCGGTAGACGCCTCCAAAAGTTTTTGAGCCCTAATCTTCTCCATCCTTCTATACTGCTCTAAAGACTCCTTAGCAGCAGCCGACTCCTCCTCCTTTCTAACCTTCTCTCTGCGCTCAAGCTCAAGAAGTATTTCTTCCCTTTTTCTGATGATGTCCTTACGCACCTTATCTCTGATGAGTATGCTGTAGTGCTGACCATCTCGTATCTTACCGAAGTAGGGCTTCCCCTTCTGCGGGCGGATTGACTCGAAGTGGTCTATCATACGCTGTTCCTGCCCTTCAAACTCTCTCAATGATACGCTCCCATGATCTCCTTCCTCGCTTGCGCCTTGGAATAGGCATAGCCTAGCGTGCCGTGGACCGACACCCAGCGATAGCGTACTCCTCGGAAAGCGGGGGAATTGGCTTTGGCAAAGTATCCGGCATCTTTCCCGAAATACTTAACAGTATAAGTGCCGTCGCCGTTCTTGATAGTTTCGATTGCTGACATTGTGCTGTTCCCTTTGGTTTGGGTCCAGCCACAATGCCACAATCTGATCATTTGGCAACACCGCTGGGTGCGGCAGGGTGTCGCGGGTGGTTATTCTCCGCCTAGTCCAGCTTGAGCGGTCCCGAACCTAGCCATTAATATATTAAACTGCTGCCTCAAGGCCCGCGTTGCATCCTGCGCCTCGCTTCGCAGTGTTGATTTTGGCATACTTGAAGCCGCAGCCTCTAGCACGCGAATCATAAG